ATCCATTGTTTCAAAGGTTGTTCCGAAGACATACTGACCGCATTCACCTTCGCCAACAACGAACCATCCAACTTGTTTTGTTCCAGTCATTTCAGTTCTCCAGTGGAATTGCTTTGATAGGTTTATTTTATCTCAGTCTACAGAAAAGTCAAGCGTCAATGATCAAAATCTACGCTATCAAAACACTGTCTGATTTCACTAGCAGCATCATACGAACCAGAAACATAGCCTTTCCAGTATTGATCTTTCATCATTTCCTCGTCTTCCAAAAGATCTTTATATCTGCTTGTTACTGCTTCGTAACATTCTTGAATAATCAATTCAGCAAATGTTTCAAGCACTCTTTCTTTAGATTCTATCCTTCCCAACACCACATAGTCCACAAATCCCGCTTGTTCGGCTAATTCTTTGATTCTATCGTTCATTTTGAAAACCTCGGCATCCTACTAGTTGAATCGGTATAATGAAAAGAATCCAACATCGGCAATAAAGTTTTTATTTCGGCCAAAGGATGTCGTTGTATAGTTGGAGTGTCAGCCCCGTCTACCAACATAAAATACAACTGGTCTGTACCTTCTTCAATTTGTGATTTAAAAATGTATTGTAAGTCTTCGATATTCATAATTTATCCCATATAACTTGAGCAACCGCTTCAACAATTTCTTTGTGTTTATTTTCGTAAACTGCTATATTCAAAGTAGCAGTATGTCCCGCTCCATCATCAAATCGTTTTTGATAGTATCTTATAAATTTATTAGGGCGAAAACAATAATATGGAATATAAGGTGTAATTTTACTCATTGGAGTGTCCTCAATACATATAAATGTAAGGCATCCCAAATATCTGGTTCACCATAGAACATAAATGATAGAAATACTATCCAAAATACGAATTGATTTTCTGTCATTAAAATATTCCTTGATAATCAAGTATGCTTTAAGCGTACAAGAACTTCTTTATTCTCTTCGAGTATGAGATCAAATATTACGTCAACATAATCTTTCCAAACTTGTTCAGTAATATCTCCTTGAACAAACTTAGAATACATGTTGTCATATTCGTTTTTAAGCGTTTCTGTAATTTTCATAAATTATTTGTATAATATTCTAAATCATATACTGCATCAACGATCTTTTGACCGTATTTTGCTAATTTCCAAAATAAATTAGAATCAATGTCTTCATCTTTGAACGGTCTTGATCCAATAAACTGTAGATCATATCCTTCTCTAGTTTTTTCCCATCTTGCTAACGTATAGCAATATTCTTGCTCTCTATCGCTAGAAAAATTCCAAGCAATAATCTCAGGGAATCTACATGGTAATTGTTCGGTTCCCCAACGAAATTCTAAGTTTTTGATTCTTCTGTTCATAATATACACCAAATTTGAAACGCTGGACTATTCTACTACATTATACATTTCTCATTTTATTTTCCAGAATAATTCGAATTCGGACCGATAAACGATATTAAAATAAAAGCTGCAACAATATTCTCAAAATCATATTCAATATTTAATTGAAATAATGTATTAATAGACCAAATAAATCCACAAGGTATAATATATACAGCGAGTAAAATAACAAAAACACCAAGACCAAGTTTCATATTGACTCCAAATTATAAAAGAAAAGTATCACATTGATGTTGTTTAGAAACATTTTTATTACGAGGACATTTTTCTCTGTATATACATGATGAACTAAAACAAAAGATAATAAAGAATATTAAAATTCTATACAACGTAACCATATCTACCAAAAAACCGTAATTTTCATAGAATCGAAAGTTTTGATTTCAAAAGAAATAGTATATCCTAATTGTAACATTATCAGATTAATTTTTCTCCATTCGGAACTATCGTTCTTTGCTCCATCAAACCAAAAACAATAATCAAATCCTTGATCTACACAAGTTTCCGACGAAACAGTAAAACTATACTTTCCTGTCTTTGCAGATTCTAATATCTCTTCATTTAAGATTCTTAATTGTTCATCATAGATATTATGTCTTGCGCGTTTTGTAATTTCTCTAATTTTATCTGCCGATAACATATTTTATCCTATGCAATTTCTGGTTCATAATCATCTGGTGTTTCAATATCAGTTGGGTTATCCGCATCACCAGCAAAAATAATAACTTTGTTTCCTGATATTTTCACATTTTTAACTTGAAAAAGATTATAAGAGCTATAAATCAATACATCATATTCTTTATCATTATTAGAATCATTAAAGATCTTTTTCAACTCTTGAGAATTAAGTTTCATAGTTTAGCCTTGATCTTTTCCCTTAGAAAGTCTGTAATTGTATCATTTAATGTATCAAGAGATTCAATGGGCATTGTTGTTCGCCACTTATCTTGAGTATTGTCGGGATTTTTTGCAGAAGATAGTGTTGAATAGAATCTAACATCTACATGATCTGGGAGAGAAGAATCTGCAACTTCAAAGAATAGATTATAAATATTTTCCATACCATCTGTGGCAGAATTTAATTTTGTTTGTATTTTTGACATTTATTCACCTTGAGATTAATTACAAAGATAGTTTACACCCTTTTGGGGAGAAAGTCAACGACAGCCAAGAAGTTTTTTTACTCTTGTATTGATATCATTATAAATTTCTCTTTGTGATTTAGTAAGAGAAATTGAATCATCTAACCAATCAAGATCGCGCTTGATATTATATAATTCATCATAAATCTGTTCTAAAGTAAATTGCGATACTTTATCTATTAAATGTTTTTCCATAATAAAACCTACTTTTGTAGATAAGAATAATCAACCTCTATTTTGTTTTAATAGCTTGAGGTTAAGAACAAAATTCTCTACCGCTAGTTTAGTTATTGTTGCAAGCAATACTAACCTTTCCCCTTTAATATTCTCTGTTGCTTTGTATTGTTCATATACCTGATTCGCAACTAACTCATAAGCGGCGGATTCTGATATTGCTAAATCTCCCCAATCAATAAAATCTGATTTTTCTATTTCTTGAGCTAATTCGGAGATTATTAATGCGTTTTGTATGTCATCGTAACTCATGAAAATTCCCAATCTTCTGGATAATCAACCTTATGAACAAATTGAAACTTTTGTTTGTCGGACCAAGAATTTAAATATGAGTTTTCTTTATCAAACAACTCTAGATATTCTTGATCTGAAATTTCTCTGGAAGAGATAATAGTTTCCCCAAGATGTAATTGAGAAAATTCCTGTTGAACCTCTTCCATAGAAACAGAATCTAAAGCGTGTTCTTCATTCTTACATTCCACAACGTAGTTCATTCGAAACTGCGAAATTGCAGTCACAATATATTTTGGCATAATATAACTCCTAATACTCCAACCGTTTTCTCAAAACAATCTTATCTTCGATTTCTTCATAAACTAATATATCACCGGGATGTATATCCAATTCTTTGCAAATTTCATCAGGAAGTTCAATAATATATTCATCTGTTTTTTCATCATACTCAATTTGTCTGGTATATATTTTGCTCATTTTTAATTACTTGTTGTGCATATTGATAACATTTCCCACACCCAGAACAATCATTTAATTTGCGAAAATCTTTAATTGAATTGACTTTATTACATTTAATAAGTTTTTTAAGAGTTGACTCATTAATATTTTTACAGCAACATATAATCATGGAAATTATATTTTTAAAGATTATTCAAATTCTCCAATTTCTTGTTGGAATTTTCTAAATTGCGTGTCAGAGACTCTATTGATTCTACCATCATCGTCAATTTCAATTAACCCTTCATTTTCAAGGGTATACATGGCATCATCCCAACCAATTTTAATTCCCTGTCGATATACATAATAACCATACAATGATCCAGCAATTACTAGCACTACAAAAAACTTTACCGCTTCTAAATCGATATGAATGTCCATTGCGTTTTCTCCAATTGTTATCTGTCCCTATTATTTATTTTAGAGATTTTTGTCTTAGATTCTTTTTCTATTTCATTTCTAAGAAAATTAATAATATACTGGATATTATTCTGTTCTACACTCGTAGCTAAAGATATCTCTTTATCAGAATATCCACTATGAATTAAATTTTCGATATCGAGTGCGATAGATTTAAGAAGACCCATGTTTACCTCTAGTTGATATTAACGAACAATTTTTTCCACATCAATTTTTAAAGAATCTAAAGATATATTATCAGAAGAGACTCTATGTTCTGTTTCAATAAGATTGATTACTTTATTGACAGCATTGACTTGACCAGCACGATATGAAGCAAAAATAACAATAGCAAATATCGCACAAATCACAATATTAGTTAACCATTTATCTTCTTCCATATTAATTCCTGTCAAACATAATTACATTGATATTCTGCTTCAACTGCATTTTTAGCAGCAGTAAGCGATATATATTTTCCTAATACCATATTATTATATCGTGCCATATAGATATCACCAAACATTCTGGTAATTGATCCTAAAATTTTTCCATTCACATCACAAAAATATGACTCCGATATCTTATCATGCCATTCACAAGTTTTCATTATATTTTACCATCAATTTAATATAAAACCATATAAAAAAATCTCCGCAGATCATTGTAACAACAGATGCAAAGAATGTCAAGTATTCTCTGGTAGGAAAAGTGTCGAAAAAAGAATCAATTAGATATATAAACAATAGAATTAGAGCCAACTGCAATGCTCCAGAAGCAATGATTATTTGATTCACGAAAAATACCAAAACAAACAACCAAATAGTATTATTAATAAAAGAGATTCAGTTAATACCTTTCCAAAATATAATATAAAAGAAAAAATACTGTATAGATTATTCATATAACTCCTAGAAATTGATCGGATTTTCGTTGGAAGTCTAGGATGATCCGGAACCTAGTTCCCAATCGGCGCTTGATTGGATTTATAATAGACTATTTATTCTTTTAATAGTATCTTCCCATGAGATATGATGAACCCCAGTTCCGCCCATACTATTCCAATTAGTAATAGTAGATTCTGTGTCATCAACCAAAACTCTTCCCGGTTTTGAATAATAATGCTTATATCTTTTACCCGGAACAAATACCGGATGAAAAGGAACATTGTAGTTCTTCAACCATAGTTTTTTTTGTATTGATAATTCATTTAAGTATTCTTCTTTTGCAGTTGATGTAAGAATACAAATAGGAATATTATAATCTTTATGTATTCTTTTTAGATATTCCAAACCCTCTTTAAAATCGGACATGGGTTCTAGAGCAGCAAATTGCTTATTTTCAATAAAGTCATGAAACCTTTTTTGATGCAATTCTTTGCGTTTTTTATTGGAGGAATTATAATCTTCTTCTGCTGCTGCTTTGTATAATTGACTATATCTTTTTTGAAAGTTTGATAAAACTCCGTCTTGGTCTATAAAAAGTTCACTTATCATTTTCTAGTAATTTTACTATTTTATAAAGATTTAATTCGGATATACTTAATTTATATCTGAGTTCACCATTCAATTCGATACCTTCGGTATCAAGAACTTTGGTTATTTGATTCAATAAAGAAGTTGCTGTAATTAGCATTTCATTTTTTTCAAAAGTTTTCATATATCAAAGAATTGGTTTAAATTATATTCTGTAGAATCCTTAACATAAACTTTCAATCCTTTCTTGTTTGCATATTCAATCATATGTTTTGTACCCCGCGAATCTCCATCCCATATTGCTACCAATGCTTCTGAATAATGAGCCATTTGCTCATTTCTTTTATGTCCAGCAAGTTTTCCTTGTCCTTTCCAATCTGGGTAAAAATATGATAATTTGATTCCGTTTTCTTTGGCATATCTTTCTCCAAGAGAATCAACGCCATTTGCTGTTCCACAAACAACTTCGGTGATTTCAAATCCAGATTCTTTAATTGCTTGTTTTACTAATTCATAATCTCTAATAGTCCTAGAACCAGCAATAATAACTTTCATAGCATACTCCGTAAATGTGCTTCTTCAACCGGGATGCCCCCAATCCTAACGACTTCCACATTGCCGTATTGTGTACAATAATGGTGAATTTGGATTGGAGTATCGTCTCGCGTTTAAGATCAACAACGATCTCCTATCCTCCGATTTAATCTTGCCCCGCAAAAACAAGAATTCTAAGCGAATCTTTTGATAGGATGGTATTTCCCCTTGACGATTAGGGTTTGCGACTTCTTTCCCTCGCACTCCAATAATCTTTAATGAATCCATTCTTCTCTTACAAATTCTACTGTTCCTCTTTGAACCAATTCGTTTAATATATCAAACTTCTCATATTCTTCAAGCGCATTACTTTCTAATAAATCCCTCAGTTCTTTATCCGACAAATTCTTGTATCCTATCATTATTATTTTCCAATATATTACCAAACAACGTATATAATTTATTTATAGAATTCTCTGAAACTAACCAGACATATCTTATATTAGAAGAATATTCTAAAAAATCCCATGCCTCTTTGAATTCTTGAAATTCTCCAATATACTCAACGTCGTTCATTGGAGTTAAAACATAATATTTTTTCATGTGAAGAATATAAATTTTACACAAGCAGCAATAATTACAAGTCTATAAATCAATTCTATAATAGCGTCAAATAAATGCCCATAGAATTCGCAATTACTCATTCTCATGTTTCGGTTTCATTGGAAGTTTTAATCCATGTTGAGCAAAATCCATAAAAGATTGCAAATCTGTTACATTATATTCAACACCATCTACTGAACAATTCGGAACACTACCATCATTAAAAAAACAAGGAAGCTCGTACAAATACCAAGTGAGCCATCCGTATAAATCTTCTCCAAGAAGTTTGGTCAGAAGGAATTGGTTTTGGAAATAAAGCGAATTTGTATACTTATTTTCGTTTATAAACTCGCACAAAGAAGTATCAACTTCTCTCAAAGAATGCAGATATTCTTCCGATTCCTTGTGATATTTTTCAATATTAGTTACAATTTCTTTAAAATCTTCAAGATAGATGGTCATAAAAGTCTCCTTTTTATATCCACGAGAATATCATATAAAAAACAAGCATCCAAATAATCAACCATTGAATATAAGGAAAAATTCCCATTTCCTCTTTAAGATTATTATTAATAATGCCAATAAAAACACAGAGAAAAAATATAATGATCCACATAGTCAATTACCAATCAAAACATTCTCTGGGAATAAATGCGTAATATTTATTCGTAATTTCATCATCAAAGATTTTAATCTTTTCTGCAAAAAGATTTCCATTGTGAAGAATAATATTTCTTCTGCGGCAGAAGATTTCCTTCCGCAATCTACTTGCTTTCTTGCCGTTTTCATAAAACTTACGAAAAGCATACTTTCGCATCTGAGTTTGAATATCTTTCTTGGGATTGAAAGTCACTACATCAAAAATTTCGTAGCGAGTCCCAGCAGTACCCGGAGTAGAATTTTGACCATAAAGAACTACAAATTTACACATATTAAACCTCATTTAAATTAGAATCATATTCTACTAAATCTTGAACGAATTGTCAAGTAAAATATCATTCACCATGCAAAAGCATATAAGTGTCTAGACATACATCGTGCCTTGGATCGTGCTTATACACTTTTTCCCTATTAAAGTTAGGAATATCACAATAACCGTTTTTGGAAGTATTCTTTAAAAGATTAATTGCAGTTCTCATATCCATGTATCTATTATAATGAAATAATACCGGAGATTTTAGAGACTCTTGACAAACAGAATCTATACAGAATTGATCCAAACTCCCGCGAGTCCATACTATATCTTCCTCGCTAGAATATTTCTTAATATAATCTCTAACAAGCATAATGCCTTGAGAAAGCTCTACATCCTTTGGAGAAGGATCTAATGATACCTTTCGCACAACTTCGCATTGTTTCTTCCACCAATTAATCGTTTCTGTGGAATAAGTTCTTTTATACTTTTCAATCTGTTCCTTTGCGGAAAATTTAACAAATAATGTTTTGTCCATAAGATCTTCATATGAAGATTTATCGGTTTCTTCGAAATAAATAATTGCCAAAGACAAAACTACTGCGTCACTCTTCTGATTGAGTGTTTCTATATCAAGACAAAAAATAACCCACCCCCAAAATAATAATTGTTATAACAAACATAGTTTTTTCCAAAATGATTTGATTAATCATATTACTCCTAGCTGATAAATTCTATAAACTTCCGCAAGAATACTCTGTTATTAGTTTTTGCAGAAACTGCCTTTTGGAATTTCTTAGTGATATTAGAAACAGTTTCTTTCTCGCCAAGATCAGGCATTATTTCATCTTTCTCTTTAATAGCATTAGCCTTGACGAAATAAAACTCATCAAAAGTGGTTTTCTCATTCTTGAAACAATTTTCCTTATTAAACTTCTTCAATGCTGAAACAGAATCATTAGCATAGTTATACATCTTTCTTCTCATTTCATAAGGATTTACCAAACGAAAACCAAAGAACCTAAAGTCGCAACATTCCTTGATAAAAGAAACACAATGATTAGTTTCCTGTTCATCAGTGGAACGAGTAAAGTCGAGATATTTAGATACTTTATTTGTCTTGGAACGAATATATGTCTTAAACCTACTATCTCTCAACCAACTACTTGTAGTAAATCCACTACAATTTGTCACATACCTAATACCATGAGAGTCTCCATCAGTAAGGTATATAGCATTGACAATATTAACTCTAGTCCGTTCTTTAAACGCCGACAATACTTTATCAGATAAAAGAATAGTATGATTTAATGGAGTATTACCCAACATAAACCATTGAGGAATACTTTTTTGTTCTGTATAATACGCTTTATCTTTAGATTCTGCTAAGAATCCAAATCGACCCATACTCATGAGGTAATTTGTTGCCTTGATAAACTCATTCTTGCTCATTCTTGAAGAAAACAAATTCATCAATTTCAATGGATTCAACAATGCAGTATTCATACTATATGCTTTTTCTTGTATATTATCAAAATAATGCCCCGCTTGTGAAGAAAAAGCATATACTTCATAAGGGATATTCAATTTCTCACAAAACAAAAGCATACACATCATTTGTTTAATAGTATCTTCCATATAATCGACCATAGAACCAGACCAATCAAGAAAGAAAACCAATCCATGTGATTGACTCTTAGGAACAATGGTGCTTCTTTTGAATACATCATCGGTGATTTTATAAGCATAAATCTTTGAGAGATTAATATCACCAGTTTTGGAAATCTTAGCTTTCTTCCGACCTTCAGCATTCTTCTTCAAAAGAAATTCTTTTACCAAATAACTAATAACATCATAATTAGTTTTCTTGAAGTTATTATAATGATTTTTACCTACAAAACGTTCCGGAACATCAGCATACAATCTTTCATAAATCAAACGATAATCAATAATGTAATCTGTCAGTTTAATATCTGGAACATCCACGTAAACAGATTGTTTGTGTGAATCGGAATACAATGCCTTGATCTTGATTTGTGATGCTTCATCAGTTTTAGATTCAAGCATTTCCTCAAGAGTAGGTAATACTCCTTTATATCCCAATTCATCAGAATCTTCATCCGATTCGTCATCAGAATCCTGTTGTGAAACGGTAACAGTTGCACCACCAAATTCAAATCCATCCATATCTTCTGATTCAGATTCTTCGGAGGAAGATCCATCTTGTTCAAAAGTTTCTTCAGATTCCCCAAGGTTCTGTCTTTCTTCTTCAAACTTTTCTTTAATATAATCTTGAATTTCTTTTGAGAGTTTAATAACATCATCAAAAGTTTTAGTCTTTTCGGTCTTATCCATAAAGACTTGTTCTTCTTCAGAGAATTCAATTCCTTGAATAAAGCCTACTTTCGATTGAAGGTTGATCTTATCAATCAAATTGAGTCCTTCGATATCAAGTTCAGATAGACCAAAGAAATCCATGCTCATCAATTCTCGGTATCCACGGGAATAGTTGACACGTAAACCGGGATATTTCTGCTTAATCAATCTCTCAATACGATTGTCTTCAATTACATTAAGAATTCCTCGGCTGATTTTTAGTTCTTGAAGTGCATGTGTCCATAAACACTGATCGGTCCATAAAGCATGGGCTGTTTCGTGAGAAATAACCAAATCCATAACATCGTTAGATAAGGTTTCTTTTAATGTAGGAACAACAAGAAGACGAGATTCTCCATCAAAATATGCTGTAGGAACTTCTCTTTGTTCGACTATTAAATTTTCTTCGGCAAACAAACGAGCAAGATTGGATTTTGATTCGGTAAGTTTCATTTGTTTTCTCTTAAAGTTGAGTGACGATGGGCATTGTATACCAATTTTTTTCCTTTGTCAAACACAAAAAAGACTTGACTTTTTATTTTTTTCGTGTAACACTAAGTATGTACTCAGTTGATGTAAATTTTCTAAAAAGCATAAATACTTATATTTACTGCTTAACAATCATGAAATTACAAAGACTAAAACGAATTCTTTCCGAAGACAAAAAATGGTTGTCTTCCTACGTCAATAAGGCATCTGATAAAAATCTCAAAGACACTTTGAATATGATGAGAAAATCAAAAGATATGTCCAATGACGAATTTAGCAGAGAAAATGCTAGAATTAACAGACGCAATTCCAGAATTCAAAAAGCACTTCCTAAAATCAAATGAAAACATTCAAAGAATTTATAAAAGAATCCGAACATCCTATGATAGATGTAGACGGAGTGTTGCGACATAGAAATAATTCTGAAGGGAATCCTATTCATCCAACAGAGGATGGTATTCGTGCCTTTCATCGTTGGTTTGGTAAAAGTAAAAATGTTGATGAACATGGTCGTCCACAAGTGTTGTATCATGGTACTTCATCGAATATTCCAAAATTTGATACATCATATACCGGAAAAGGTACAGATCAGCAAGGGTCTGGGTTTTATTTAACTAATAATCCAGAGTTAGCAAGCCATTATTCTACAGCATCTTCTGACTACGAATATACCGGGAAAGCAGAAAAAACGCCTAACGTAATTCCAGCATATGTATCAGTTAAAAAACCTATTGATGTAAATAGCGAAAAACCTTTAACTAGAGCACATATTATAAAATTGATTCAGAGTGCTCCAAATCATGAAGAAACTTTGGGCGATAATTGGGGACATATACCAAGCGAAGGGTATCACAGAGTTTTAAAAAGTGCCGTTGATTCGTATTCTAGTATACCCGCGTATCATGCAATGAATAGTATGAGTAATGATTTTTATAAGAAACATCCTGAACATTTTTTAAATTCGTTCAAAAAAGTAACTGGTCACGATGGGGTTATTACCGATAATCAAAATGGAACTAAAATTATTAGCGCATTTACACCCAACCAGATTAAGTCCTCTACAGGAAATAAAGGAACTTTTCATAAGAAAAAGGACGAAATTACAGAAAAGTCAATATGACTATATCAATACGACAGTTAAAGAGGGTAGTATGAAAACCTTTAAAGAATTTATATTAGAAGAAAAATATAAAGGTGATGAAGTAGATACCATTTATAAAGGTAATAAATTATCTACTGGTACTCCAACATCAGTATCTTATATAAGGAATAAAGAAAAAGCACCTAATTTTGGCGCAACCTACGGGCAGGATATAGAACCACATGGTCAATATGTTTCTCCCATAGAATCAGAAGAACATCATTTAGCAAAAGAACAGTCGGAAAAATATGAAACTGGTACTATTCATTTCAAAAATCCATTGGTAATAAAATCAGATGAAAATGATCCCACTGTTGGATGGAAAAAGAAATTATCCGCAGCATATAATAACAAAAAACGTCATCATTTATCCAAAGCAATAGCTAAAGACGGATACGATGGAATTATTACAACAACAAAATATGGGCCAAGTGAAACAGTTAATTTGCAAATGTTCCATAAAAAAACATGATAGAACTACTCACTGTAATTGTAGTAGTTATATTAACAATATTTTTAAATATTGGAATTTTGATATTTGTTATTCCTCCTCTAATTGGTTTCTTGGATAAACTTTTCAGAGGAGAAATTGCAGCAAACATTTTTGAAATGTTTATTGTTTGTTTCGTTTTGGCTATTGCTACTTTTGGATTTTTTGCTTTACTAGCATCAATAATATAATTATTCTAAAGGCGTTTTAGATATTGCATATCTTTTGCTTTTAAATGATGATTCGGGTCCATAACTAGAAGACATCATTTCTTCTTTATTTTCTGGAGTTATTTTAGTCAATTTTCCATTATCTATTAGATATGCGTGATGACCATGTTCAAATGATTTATTTATTAGATGATGCCACATTTTATGTCCACCAGCATATTGTCTTTCATCCGATACCAGAGGAACTTTTTGATTGTGTATTAGATGGTCGTATACAAAATTAGCACCGAAACCTTTTCTTAGATCGGTTTTAGGATCTTTATTTACATAAGTTTGTGTGTGATGAGAAAACGGAATATTTTTATTTTTTGATCTACGTTCCACAGTTGTGGAAAATCCCACTCTTTTATTTTTATGATCTAACACAGAAAACCTAGTTTCCTTACCATCCTTATTACGATGAACGGAAACGTCTCCAATATCACCTATATGTTTTTGCTTGGAGTAATATCCATACATTTGAGAATTAAAATTGTCATCGGCTAGATTAGCAGAAATTGATCCTAGTGCTTGAGGCATTTCTTGAATGTATTGTTTAAATGTCAACATTGTTTTTCTCAATAAAATTTAATTAAAGTATTTATGTAAATTGTGCTTGACAAGCCAAAAAATTTGGTGTAAACTGTGTTCTCTTTCTTTTTTGAGATGTATAATATGTTTACACGTTCACAACAGCATTTCATCAACTTAATTGAGGCAAAGTTTGGATCAAACTATACGATTTCTCGTCAAGAAATACTTGACATCCAAAACGAAAATGATGTAGGATATCCTCTTTGGCTTACCAAAGAACCTTTTAAAATCAGTAGAGGAATGTTTAAAGTGCCTTCAAATAAAAACCCAGCAATTATTGAAAATGTTGTACCCATGAAAAAGCCAACCATCGAACCTGTTCGTTCCGAATATCTTGTTCCAGAACGCGATCCTAATTTTGAGAAGTACGGATTTTATAACGATCTAAAGAATATTATTAAGTCCAAACGATTCTATCCTATTTTTATCTCCGGTCCTTCTGGTATTGGTAAGACTTTTTTGGTGGAACAAGTTTGTGCTGAACTCAAACGTGAATGTATTCGTGTAAACTTTTCCATCGAAACGGATCAAACCGATTTGATCGGTGGTCCGACTCTTGTGGATGGGAATATTACTTATTCTGAAGGTCCAGTTATTACTTGTCTCCGTAATGGCTATGTCCTTCTTCTGGATGAAATTGACCGTTCTAATGCTAATAATATTCTTATTTTGAATGGTATTCTTGAAGGTCGAGGATTCTATAATCCCAAAACCGGAGAATTTATTAAAGCCAAAGAAGGATTTAATATTATTACTACTGCAAATTCAAAGGGTTATGGTGATGAATCAGGAAAATACTTATCTCAAATTCTTGATTCCGCGTTCCTAGAACGGTTTCCTATTACTCTTGAGCAGGAATTTCCTTCTGATAAAGTCGAAACAAAAATTCTTAAACATCATTCACAAGATGAAGATTTTGTCGATAAACTTGTTAAATGGGCAAGAGTTATTCGTAAAACCTATGAGAATGGGGGAATTGATGAAATCATTTCTACTCGTCGCTTAGTTCATATTTGCGAAGCTCATGTTATTTTTGGCGATAAACTGAAAGCAATCAATCTATGTGTTTCTAGGTTTGAATCGCATACTAAAGAAGCATTTGTTGATCTATATACTAAGATTGACGCAAATGCTCTAAATCTTGATGATGATGGAAATGTTGTCGAATCTGAATATAAAGAAGAAGAAAAACAATTTCCGAATTTTTAATTTATAAATAATTTGATTGTGGAATCGATATATTATTGGTTCCACAAAATCTTATGGAGAATTAAAATGAAAAGTTTCGATGAATATGCCAGTCTAATATCAGAAAAAGGATTGAAAGCAGTCTTGGAAGAAGAAAACCAAAGGATCGCATCCGATAGAGAAAAGTCTAGGATAGAAAAAGAATTGATTAAAAAATATATCGATGAACTGGAAAAAAATTCAACCCAAAACTCTTGATGTTTAGTCATAGTCATGATATGATATTCATGCCGATTTAAGGAGGTCAGTTATTTTTATTAAAATAAATTCTACAAATTATTTTGTCCCAAATGCTCAGAACAAGAGCATTCGTGAAATTTTTGAAATTATCTTTAAAAGAATGGAACAAACAAAAATCACTCCTTCAGAAAGGATTGAAATTTATAAAGAAATTTTTGAGCAAGTAAAACCACATTGACTTTTTCATTGATAGGAGTATAATATGTTCAACATTAAGTTGGTTGCGGCAATATCTATTTTAGCAATCTATTCAATTATTTCTGATAGAGATATACAAGATGAAGAAAAAGCCAAGCAATATTCCTACTCCGAGCAATCCGGTTGCCAAGTTTGCGGTTAAGTTCAATAAAAGTATTCCATACGAATCTAAAAAGGCTTATTCCAGAAAGAATAAGAAATTTGATCCCTCAACAAAGGTTTAATATTATGATAAAGAAATCCGTCCTTGAAAGAAAGGACAATGTTTTGACTCTGATAGCATACGCTTCCCTAAAACAATGGGGCGAACCAACTAATAGTGAAAATATAGAAGCTGAAAAAGGAAGACTTGAACGAATTGCCGAACCATTTTACAAAAAGTCTAAAGATGAATATAATCATTTTATAATTTCATGGCTTAAAGAAAACGCTAGGAAAATTGTGTATACAGATGAATTCACTTATGATAATGTTAATGTTCCAGACGAAGCATTTGAATTGAATGTTGATTTGTTTTGTAGAGATTAAACTTGGAGTAAATTATGCCTAATTATTGTGATAATCTTTTGACACTAACCCATAGCGATCCTGCTATGATTACTAGAGCAATCGAAGCATTCAAGCGAGGTCAATTTTGTAGTGAATTTGTTCCTCAACCCGAAGATGAAGAAGATTGGTATTCATGGAATGTAAATAATTGGGGAACCAAGTGGGATGTTGGTAACGAAGATGTTAATGAACAGACTGATCCAAATACATTTGAAGTTTCATTTGATTCTGCATGGACACCACCATCAGAACTATACGAAACTCTTCAAGAAGAATATGGATTTGAAGTTATCGCATATTACTATGAACCGGGATGTGCATTCTGCGGCAAATTTGATGCCTATGGAGATCACTTTTATAAAATTGATGGAAATTCTGAATGGGCAAAAGAAAATATTCCCGAAGATATTGAAGAACAATTTAATATTGTCGAAGAAATGGAATATTGGGAAGAAACCGAAGAAGAATTTGATTGACATTTGATAAAAATGTTGTATAATATCCATGTCGTTTAATTGAATAGGAGAAAAAAATGAACCCCGATGATTATGAATTTGATTCTTATGAAAAGGAATTTGATTTTGATCGTTTTAATATAGATAACTATGACAATGATTATAGCGAAGAATATTCTTTTGAATCGTCTGGATTTGGACTAGACGGATCATACAATCCTCTAGCAGAGTTTTAACTTGTTTCCGATTCGGAATTCCTTTTTTTTCATAATAGAATCTCCTTGTTCTT